TCGGGTTAAAACACAATGTGTTTTGACGATTACTCGTCTACAACCCGCGGTTGATCGATACCGCGCCAGGCTCTCTTTGCCGCAAGGCGAGGGGAGCCAGCCCTCTGCGACCGGCCACGGTGGTGGAACCAGCCCATAAGGCCGTCCCATCCATCGTGTTCGACGCTACGCGCACGGTCAACAAGCACCAAAGCTTGTTGCTCATATCGTTGCAGCTTAGTGTTGTACCTGACTCTGCCTAGATTTCTCCATGGCAAAGCTGGGTGCCCGTACCCGGGCCGTAATCCAACGGCTACCGGGAACGGAACACTTGCAGCAACGAATCGCGCAGCACGCAGAAAACCTGCCTTGTGTAAACGGTTGGCGATATCCACCATCGGTGGTATCCGCTCGTCCCGCGACGACCGAGTGAACCCGAATTCTTTCGGGCGCACCGGGGCGACGTCGAATCCGTTAAAGTATTCGGCGCCGCACGATTCGCGGAACAGACCGTCTATACAAGTCTTAGCTCGGTTAGGCTTGAAGCCGCAAAGCTCCAAGCCCTCGACCACCAAGTGAGCGACATGTTTCGGAACGATAATATCGTCCCCATACACGTATACTCCCTCGGTAGCTCGCGAGTACTCCTCGCTGTGAACTCCGCGTCTGAGAAAGATCGTATAAGGCGCCTGACTAGTGGCAATAATTGCCACTACGACAGACGCAAACACGATCGACTCAACCGGAAAACACAGTGCGCTACCCATAGGCGCAAAAGCCCGTAAAGGGACAATTGTGCCGTCAGGCATGATCGAACACCGGGATCTCAGGCCAAATAAGAGGGTTCGCCAATCTTCATCGAAGAGTTGGTGGACCACCTTTCGGCTCACGAGGTCACTGGCGTCTGACATGTCGATGGTAGCGAGGTCCAATGACTTACAGACCGTCGCATTGGTCTGTTGGTCAGTGAACCGTATAGGAGTCTCAGCTCGAAACTCCAAACGATCCATCATATACGCTGAAACACCGTGCTGCATATATTGTAGCAACATGGGTTCGGCGCTTATGACACGTTTACGCCGGAAATCCTTGGGAACAAGGATCACCCGCGCAAACAAACGGGGATCGTAGGAGAGACGTGGGAGCCCGTCAGCAACCATATGGTCGTTCAACGCTAGCATACCGGCAAAAGCCGAAGCATGCGGCGGGAGCGACCCGACGGTTGCCGACTTGTCAACGGGTTTTACCCGTTCGGCTACGGCTCCAGGACCATGGGCCCCTTTGAGGACCATATGATCCGGACAACGTCCGAGCCACTGGCGCACAAAGACCGCCGCGACCTCCCGCCAAGGGCGGGGAATGGACGCATTGGAGGTCCTTACGCGCTGTGCGTAGCTGGCCAAGATATCCTGGGTGTCAGGATTACCCTTTACACGCGTGAAGATTCCCGTAACTTGCCGATACCACTTTACGACCGAATGGTCGACGAGCGGTATTGGGTTAAGAATAGGGAAGCTCACAGACGTGCACGACAGATCACCGCGCGCCAAGCTTTCGCTCAACGCGCGATAATCATCGTACAAAGTCTCAAGTGTAGCGTCGCGAATCAATCGATACGCGGCGTCCAACACTCGGCGTGACCAAGGGCGGTTCTGCGGGAAATCCTTCCAGATTTCCTCGAGGACTCTGACTTGCCATTCTGTCAAACCTTTCCGGTTTGGGCGGATTACACCGCCGTTTTCTGGGTTTTGACGCCCAGCAGATGGTTTATTAGTCAT